TAAAGATTATGTTCTTATACAAAGGATCGTTGGTTCTAAATACACTAGTGTCTACAAGTTCAGTTTCGCTAAGTCCATAAATAATCGGAACTAAGTTTAAATCGTCTGCTAATATTTCAACGTTATCAGTTGCCTGACTGTTGAATAGCAATTGAATACTCCATACATTATGGTTGCCTGTGAACGCACTACCAAACTTTCCAGTAACATCAACCTCTTGCTTAGACACTTCAGTAACAAGCTCGTAGTTACTGCGTAATCCTATTGTTTGCATGAGTGTCATGTAGTTTTGTTGTTGACTGTACAGTAGTTTATCACTACCTTTACGGGCGTTAGTTTCAGTTATATCTATTAATGTATGTATTACAATTTGCATATAGATATTTATTAGTCATAAAAAAAGACCCACTGTAAAGTGAGTCTTTAGTGTGACCGTAGTCACGATACCTAAGGTAGGTTCTTTTATTTGAAGGTTAGCTGATCTGCTACTTCAACAATTGTGTCTGTACCAATACCACTTAATGCTTCTACTGCTACTGCAATTGATGCTGGTGAATGGTTGTTATGATCAAATACTAATGCCATAATTCCTGCTGTACCTGTTGCAGTGAATGATGCAACTGCACCAGTTCCGCCGACAATAAGTTCTACAATTTGGTTAGCTTCGCCTGCGGCATCGCCGTCTGCGGCTCTAAGGTCAACTGCTGTATTATTTCCGTCACTTGTTGAACGAACAGTTAGTTTATAAAAAGCTATGTCCATTCCGTGTGTTCTTACAGATCCAGTTACGTAGTTACCGAACCCGTTTGTTTTTGTTAATCCTGCCATGTCAAATGACTCCTTTAAAAAAAAAGGGTAACAAATAAATGTTACCCCTTTGTTGTGCTATAAACTAATTTTTAATCTACAAATGTAGCAACTAGTGTTGCTGTGATACCAGTTGAACCTGTACCAAAGTTAGACGCCATTGTTGCTACGCCTGTACCTTGAATTGCAACTTGTACTGCATCAGTTGTTCCGCCTGTGAAAACACCCGATTCAGTTAATACACTAATACCAGCAATGGTATGTGCATCGTTTGTTCCTGCAACATCAGTATGTGATAGATACTGTATAGCCGCATCAAGTTCTGCTTGTGTCATGTTTGACTTTGCTAAGTTAATAATACGTGTCTGCGGGCCTAAACCGTTTCCTGCAAATACGTCATAATTAGTTCCAAATCCTATTCCTGCCATTTTATTTCTCCTATAATCTTAAATGGACATACTCATTACTCTATGAGTTTGTTATAAGTATTTAGCCAATTGCATAAAAACACCGACTTATCGGGTCTTTTTGGCTCTCTGCTGTAATACTCGTAAATGTTGCACATATGTAGGTCCAGCTTGTACTATATCGTCTATCATTTTAATAACAGGCAAGTACGCTTGTACCATAGTGTTTGGTATTGATCTACCTTGTGAAGCTAATTCTAAAAACTTACGTGCTTGTGCTAAGTTTTGTGTACCTACTAGGTATCTGTATAAACTAGCATCCTTTGCACTCATACCCAAGTCAGGCTTACTAACTGTAGGTTCATTGTCTACAACTGCTGACGTTTCTAAGTTGTTGTCGGCAGCTAGTTTACTAAACTCGTCTATTAAATCACTAGTACGTAGTTTTGCTCTTGCCGCAATAAGCAATCTAGTAACTATCTTTTTCTTCTCTTGCATACTGGTGCTACTGTATTTTGCAAGTGCTCTTCTTATTGCTTTGTAGTCGCTGTTCGTTATGTTAAGATCAGCTTCTAGTTTAATTAGAAGTGTCATTACTCTATTAGGAACTGTGTTGTTACCGACGCTGTTTAAATATGCATCTAATACTTTGGTATTAATCTTAGTAGATGCTCTTGCACGTTTTGCCGCGTCTGGATCTTTAAGTTTCTCTTGTGCTGAATCAGGTCCTACAATAAAATAGATAAAGTTATGTAAGTCAGTACCGGTAACACTAAAGTTTAAATAATTACCTTGTGACTTCTTGGCATAACGTGCGGCCTGACTTGCATATGTTGGGTACTGGCGCATTACTTCAAGCATTAACACTGTAAGGTACATACGTTCAGTACAGTCAGTATATGTTAACGTCTTAATATTGCCGCCAACGCTAGTCATTCTTGCTTCTGCTATCTCTTTAACAAAGTCCATCATCTTACTTCTGCTCTATTTGCCGCACTAAACGTTGCTCTTGATGTAAACTTCATATCGCCTTTGGGGTGAGCTAGTACATAGCCCTCACCGCCTGGTTGGCCGTTAATGCTTTGTTTAACTTCGCCACCTTGGCTATCAAATTTATTAATAATATCGTCCTTGGTAGTCATAACTGCTGATACTACAGTCCACATTGATGTGAACGCAACCTTGTGTTGACCAATATATTGTAACACTTTCACTTTCATCTTATCCGAAACTTGTTTTCTGTTCTCTAACCAAGTTGCGAAGTCTCCACCTAGATCAATTAGTCCTGAGTCTACCTTGCTATTCATATATGTATATAGTAATTCAGGAAACCCTTTCATTTGCTGTGTGGCTAGTGTGTTCGCATTTAATAGTTCATCTACACCTGCGGCATTGTTTTTAATTACTTGAGTAAGTTTGTCAATTGACGCTGTGTCAACATCAACAGGTGCTACTGTAGTTACACTAGGTACTACTAATAAATCCTTTTGATTATTAAACAAGTCAATGCTATTAAACGGACTTTCGTTGCCATCTGCATCTACTTCTCTATGTATTACAATACCGGATGTACTTGCGCCTATACGCTTACCTAAGTTACTGTCTACATCTACTGCATACTCAACAATCTGTGGCTTGAACAAATAGTTCTTTTCTTTAATTACTGGTGTTGACTTATATAATAGATCGCCTTTGAAGAACCCTCTATAATCTGCTGGCGTTGCGTTTTCGTATACAGTAAACAGTCCTGATAACTCAGCGGCAAATGCTATGCGCTTTGGATCTTCGCGGTACTTGCCGCCACTGCGACTAAGCATAATATCTTGTAGTTGTTCTGCACTCTTTGCTTTACCATCTGTTTTGACTGCCATGAATCCTGACTTGTCTGTGAATATAAACTCGCCTGCATCGTCGCGACCAAACACCATTGCAGGACTTCCGTCCCATTTAAGTGTTACTGTTTTATGGTCGTCTCCTGCCATACTGCGAAGTGCTTCAACTGCTCGCATTGCTCCTTTAGAGCCTTCCCAAAATACTAAATCTTCTGCATGTTGGATACGTGCTTGCATTTCTTTAAGAGGTTGCTTTACTGGTTGTTTAAATTCAACAAATCTCATCTGCTCATCCTGTGTGCCATATCAATAATTTCGTTGCTACTCTCAGGCACTTCTTTACCTGCCTTAGCCATTGATTCTTTCCACGGAGCAATTAGCTCTGCGTAGTTTGGATCTTTCTTTAAATATGCAAGCATACTTTCAACCGTGTGCGTGTCAGCTTCTTTGGCACCCTTGCCTAACAATAGTTCCGGAATACCTTTACTCCAGTCATTAGTAACTACTTGGTCACCATTGTTAGGATCAACAACACCTAACACAGGACTAAACTTGTAACCTCGACCTCTTGCTAAACTTGACAACAATATTGCTCTGTCCATTCCACCAAACTGTTCTGTTCCTCCACGCTTGGCTCCGCGTTGGAAGTCAGGAGTAAGTGAAAACATAAAGTCTGTTTGAACAAAGCCGTTCTTAGCATCACCTTTGATAGGTGTGCGAAAGTGTACTTGGGCTCCGGCTAGCTGAATCCAACCATCCTGCTTAGTACGCCCCTTGTTCATAATATCTGCATCAGCAATGCCTTGCTTCTTACACCACGCTGTAAGTGTAGCAATTAATTCTTGCTTGCTTACTTTGTTTTCGTCTGTGTTTAGATCCAAGTCACCTGAGCTATTCTTTTCAACTGACCCATCTGCATGTTGTTTTTTACCAGTAGTACCTAACCAATCTTGTTCGTCAAACACTAAGCCTGTAATCTTTTCAATAAACTGAATAGTAGGATGTACGTCTGCTGTAGCAATACGCTGAACCATTAGTTTTTTGTCTGGTTCAGTTTTAAATATGTTGCCGCCTTCTTTTAATACTTGCCCTGTAGACACTGCGCTTTCGTAAAAGCCTCTATCATTTCTGTTTGCTTGGTTGTATTGTACTACACCACGCTTGGCATCTAACGGAATTTGCTTCTTATCATTCGGTAACCAAGCACCCTTTGTTTGATCCCAGGTATACATAACGCCGGCGTTATCTTTATACTGTGCCGAGCTTGGAATCTTGCTAGGATTTATCTTATCTGATTTAAATCGTGCTTTCTTCTTTGGCGCACTTTTTGTCTTAACAGCTGATGCAGTTGATGCAGGACCTTTGCGTCCGGATTGCGTTTGTGCTTTATTAATTTGTTGCTGTGCAAATGTTCCGCGCATCCAGTCATCGGCTTTCTTAACCCAACTGTCGCCCTTTTTACTTTTGCCTGCTTCTAACAGATCATCTATTTTCATCTTTTACTCTCAATAATTTTATTAATTACTCTTTTAAACTTCTTAGGATCGCCTGTCCTAATTGAATTGAGGAAACGTCTCTCAAGTTCACTAGCTGTAGCATCATCATACTGTTCATTAATTCTGTTTAATAGATTAATTGCACTCTCAATGATGTTGTTTGCAGACGACTCTATTAAATGGTCGTTACTCTTGGCCATTGATAAGTTATTAAGTTCTTCCAAAATACTTCGTGTTCGTTTTTTCATTGTTGTACTCCGATATAGTATTTAGCAAGCATATAAATACTAATGTAATTATAGAAGAGGTATGTTATGAGCATTGAGTTATTAAGTTTCCAAAAACGGGCCCTTTTGTTTGCAACACTTTCAAGCATAGCATATAATAGCATGAAAGAAGCAAAAAGTCAAGCAAAAGGCTTAGGATTTACAACTGTTAAGTTTTATGAAAAGGACGGAGCGCAAGCATATCTTTTCCAAAATAAAACAGACTTGGTAATTGCGTGTCGCGGCACACAACCTACTGAATGGAACGACATTAGCGCAGATTTAAAAGCTGTGCCTGTAGTAGCAGAGACAGTATCAAGAGTACATCAAGGATTCAAAGCAGAAGTAGATGAGCTTTGGCCAATGATAATGGCAGACTTAATGTCAAAGAAGCCTAAACAAAAACTTTGGTTTTGTGGACATAGCCTTGGTGCTGGTATGGCAACTATTATGGCAAGTCGTTGTATGTACAATACTAAAGTACCTAATCCTGAAGAACTTTACACATATGGTTCACCGCGTGTAGGTTGGAAAGGTTATGTTGTACATTTAGGTGTAGTACATCATCGTTGGAAGAACAATAATGATATTGTTACTACTGTTCCTTTTGCTCTAATGGGATATAACCATCACGGCACTCAGCACTACTTAAACTCATATGGACAGTATCGAGCACCTACTGGATGGCAAATGGTTAAAGATAGAATGCGCGGCATGTGGACTAGTATTAAATTAGGTAAGGTGGATAGCTTTAGTGATCATTCAATAGATGAATATATTAAGCACATATCTAAACTCTAATCAAAATGTCCGCCCAGTACTACAACAAACTCTAACTCGTCTTCTTCTATTTCAGTTTGCCAGCATTTACGATTGTTCCACGCTTCTTCAAACCCTTCTAGGTGTAGATAGAATTCGTTGTTGCCCCACATACGTTTAAAATAAGAATCATATATACTACGCATTTCCTTTGGAGTATATCCAGGTGGAAACATATGGCCTTTGACTGCCCAAAACATTTCGTTTACCTTTTTAAGTTCATCTATGTTCATATTAATACTTACACGGTTAGTTGATTGTTAGCGTCAACATTGGTTAGTTACGTGAATAAACTAGATACTGATTCCTCGTTAGTTACGCGACGGATTGCTTCGCCAAATAATGGAGCAACACTAACCTGTCGTGTCTTCTTACAAGTCTTAGGACAACGATCAGTAATAGTGTTAGTAATTACTAGTTCTGTGAGTAAACTCTTCTCAACCTTCTGACATGCCTCACCACTTAATACACCATGTGTAATGTAAGCACGAACTGACAATGCTCCGGCTTTCATAATTGCTTCAGCGGCCTTGCATAACGTGCCACCCGAGTCTACAATATCATCAACTAGAATAGCGTGTTTATCTTTAACATCGCCGATCAAGTTCATGACTTCGCTTTTGCCTGCTTGAGGACGCATCTTATCAACGATAGCAATATCTGAATGGAACATGTCTGCAAACTTCCTAGCACGAACTGCGCCACCTGCATCTGGACTTACAAATACTGTACTTCCGTCTGTACTTATATTTGCTTTAATGTCTTCAGCAAATACAATACGGCTTGTTAAGTCGTCTACAGGAATATCAAAGAATCCCTGTATTTGTCCAGCGTGTAAGTCCATAGTTAGTACACGATCAGCGCCAGCGGTTGTTAGTAAGTCTGCTACTAGTTTTGCTGTAATAGGTGTGCGACTTGCACTCTTTCGATCTTGACGTGCGTAACCAAAGTAAGGAATAACTGCTGTAATACGACTAGCACTTGAACGCTTTGCCGCATCAATCATTACTAATAGTTCCATTAGATTGTCGTTAACAGGACTTGATGTGCTTTGAATAATAAAAACATCTTCACCCCTAACATTTTCTAAAAACTCTACACTTGTTTCCCCGTCTGCAAATGTTTTAACATCCGCTGGTACTAGTGTAGCAAAACATTTATCTGCAATACTCTGTGCTAGTGTTGGGTTAGCGTTACCTGTGATAATTTTCATTTTCAATTGTGGCCCGTCCTGTGTTGTAAGTAATTATACTTATATGATACTACAGTTACACTCGCTAGTCAAGACAAAAGTTTACGTAAACCTAGTTACAAACCTTGCTATATGATGTACGAATGGTAATAGCGTTGCTGCCATAAACAAGTTGGCTCCACTATGTATTATTGCTATCCGTAGTGTATCGCCTTTGGGCATGCCGTCACTGACTAAGAATCCAGCTAACCAAATAGTTCCTGTTGTTCCTAAATTTGCTCCAAGCACACATGCTATTGCCGCAGGTAACGGAACTGCTCCGCTTGCTACTAATGCAATAATTGCTGTTGTACTTAGACTCGAGCTTTGCCATAGTAATGTCATTACAATGCCGCCAAAGAACATATATATGGGGTTTGCTACGAACCACTGCAAGTGATCCATGTTCCCCATTGACTTCATGCCGCCGGAGAACATTTTCAGTCCGATATAAAAGATTACTAGTCCTACTATAACAGTTAAGACTGGAGAGTTCATTTCCATTTTCTTTACCTTCTTTATTAATTTATTATCTATCAATATCTTGTCCTTTATTAGAAAGGTTTGTTCTTAATTACTTATACTAACACTACCAGAAGCTTTTGTCAAACGATTTAGGTATGCATACAATGCATAACGAGTATGTAAAAAATATAGTTGATTTTAGCCCAAATACTGTGTATACTAGAATAGTTATTGTATAAATAACAGTGTTAAAGGAACCGTAAGCGGCGATTTTGACCACACACAGACACATAGGATAGACTATGGGAGTTACAAAGCACTCCTAAAAACGCAATTGACGAAGTCCAAAGGGCTTTGACGCCGTGCAAAGACACGGGGTATTGCTATTCCTCAAGCATCCAAAACTATCTACAGGAGAGATCAATGATTTCATTGAAAAAAGTCCTACGAGTATTGTTTGGATCTAAAACATCCTCTAAGAACGATTACCTCGTATGGGCAAAGACAGAGTATAGTAAAGATTGGCAGTTTGCTTATCAACATATGCTCGACAATAACGGAGCTCCACCGACAACTAGGGATATTAATCCTTGGAACGACGGCTCAAAATTTAAACCAAATACAAACCTTACAGGATGGGTATAATGACAACTTTTAGTACTTACTACTGCTCAATTTGCGAAGCAGTTAAAACAATCGCAATCACAGTGTTTTGCAGTATGATCGCATTTGGCGAATCAGCTGGTAGAGCAAGGGCGGCATCACACCTTAGCCAGATGGGCATGCACAAAGAAGCTAGAGCACTTATGATGGGAGATGAGAAATGAGTACAACACTTACACGAGTTTATTGTTCATTATGTGATACAATCACAAACTTCTTCAAAGGCTTCGTAACTGAAAGCAGATTTGATTCTGGCTGGGATAGCAAAGGTTATAAGCAACTAAGCAGATTAAGCGATTACGAATTGAAAGACATTGGTATCACACGCGGTGACATCAATCACATCTGTCGTGGTGGTAAGATACATAGAGGCGGCTTCTAATGAATGATTCATTTTTAGTTGCTGGTTGGAAGCGTTTTGTCAAAGCACAAGAGTACAGAGCATACTGCATGGTCATTCAACAGCTTCGCAACCAGGGTCATTTTAAAGCGGCAAGTGAAATTGCTGACCACAAACATTCGATGTACAATTCCTAGTGTGGTCTTCAGAAGAATATGAGTTTGAATAATCATGAGTGAAGAAGAACACGCACAGGCAAAAGCAATTGATGGAATGATTGGTGCATTAGTAGCAGTCATTTACATTGTTTATTGTTTTCTAATATAAAATAGGGTGGCTTTATGTCACCCTTTTTCTTACTACAATACTTGACAGACACTAAATACCTTGTTACACTAGTAACACTACACACATACACACCAACAAAGGAAATTAAAATGAGTAACAAAGTAGAATCAGAACATGGGGCTGAAATTTTAAAGCAGACTCAAGCAATGGCCGAAATGGTTAAAGGCATGATGCCTAAAGTATCAACTAATCAAAATGGTTACGAGATCCGCACTAAGGTGTTGGAGATGGCGCAGACCAATGTATGGAACGATTATCATGCTAAGTTTGCAGGCTGGTCAACACTAGTCACCAAAGAAGGTAACGAAGTTGTAACAACTATTGAAGCACCTGAAGTACCTGGCGCCGAAGCAGTACTTGATGCGGCTAACATGTTTATTGAATTTGTTAACGGTAACAAGCCAAAATAATAATAAGAGTTAGATCCTCTGGACATAGTCCGGTGATACATTAGAGAAGTTAGCAAGCCCTAGCATTGGAAACAGTGTTAGGGCTTAATCTTGATTAAAGGGTAGTGACAGGAGTTAGCACCATTATCATTCCTGGCCCGACTGTACACGTGCCAAGTGTGCTGTACGCCCTGATGTCAATTGTTTGTCCTTCGGTACTAATGTCTGCCACAGTTTGTAATACAATTGGATGTTCTGAACCTTCGTGGTCTGTGGATCTACGAGATGTTCTAATTGAGTCTGGAATAACAACACCGTCTATGTAAACCCCAACGTGAAATACTGCTATGAGAGGTGCGCCACCTGGCACTATGTTTCCACCGACATTAGCAACTACAAATCCTGTGATGTTGCCGCTATTTGTTCCTATACCTAATGCAACTGTTGTATCTGTTCCGGTTGTTGAAACAGCACCGGTACCAGTAAATAAATTAAAAGAATCTAATGTTCCTAACGCTTGGACACTGGTTCCTGTAGGTGCTGTAACAATACTTGCGGCACCAATACCTACTGCTCCACTAATAGCCATCATACGACCTTCAATTGAAGTAGATGCTCCTGTACTAACTGCCGCGGTATTAGCCATAATGTTGCCTCTGAATACAGTACTTGCTCCTGTACTCGCGGCACCTTCTGCTACAATCCAAACATTGCTACTAACTGCACCGCCAGTTAATATTACTTCTGCTGATGCGCCTGTTGTAAACGCTCCTGCGCAACGGAACACAAACAAGTCAGTTGCACTACCATTTAATGTTAAGGTGCCTGTAATATTCATTGCGCCAGCTGTAGTGTAAACGCCTGGGCCTAATGTTTCACTGCCGTGTGTTGCCGCGTGATCCGTAACTGTTGCTGTAAGTGCTACTAATCTATCGTACAGAGCAACTAAATCTGTTTTAGCTTGAGCAGTTTCACTAGAGGTAGTGTTTACTGTGAACTGGCTGTTAAAATTTACTAGTTGCTGAACGTTGTCTGAAACGTCTTGTGTCATACCCGTAATGATAGTAGGAGTACTAGATGTTATAGCAACTGAAGTATCGTTGTTATCTTTTTTTGCAATTATTCTAGTACATAAACCGTTGCCGCCTGGCGTTTCGCCATCGCTTATTCGAAGTGAATTAGTATTTGAGTCGTACCATAAACGCCCAATTTGATTTACTCTAGTAGTGCCGTCTTGGTAATTGCGGCGTTGCGATCGAAAGTCTTGTGTGAAATCAGACATTTATTGAGATTTGCTAAGATGTACAATTCTCTTTAGAGTATCGCCGCCATCTTCAGCGCCTATATTGTCTGGTTGTGTAAGTTTGTCTATTACGGGGGATTGTTTGCCTAGGTTGGCTTTTGCTAATTCAAGTTCTTGTTGCTGTGGAGCAACCATAACGGGATTATTGGGTAATCCAGATTGGTCATTATCTGGAGCATTATCTGTATTATTATCTGTAGCATCTAACGTATCTGCGAACGCTCTTAATATATCTGACATCTTCATACTTTGTTCTCCTTATGTCCACGGACGGCTTGCGTCTAATGTGCGGTCAGCATCTGTTGCTGTGTTTGTTATATACTTTGCTGGAAGTCTGTCAAAGTTCTTTGTGTTCTTAGCTCTATAAAACGTTGCATTAGTATCGCCGTCTGCCTTGCGCTTTTCTTCTGCTATAGTTAGCTTACGCTCTTGCTTGACTTGTTTTGTGCCGTCACTTGCACATGCACAAATAAATCTACTACCTGCTATTGCTCCTGCTGTAGCTAATGTGGTACTTGCTGTAATAATTAAACTTTTACTGAAGTCTGCTTCTAATGTCACATTGCTGTAAAATGCCGCTGACAATCCCTCAGCACTAGCAATAGCTGCCTTTAATTGCGTAAACGTTTGCCCGTTGTCAATTGTTAAGTCATATAGCTGTCCTGTAAGACCTTTATATTTTACTGCGATATTTGCCATTAGTATTCTCCTATACAATATTTATGTTAAATAAGCATATAGAGTTAATTAATCTGGGGATAAAAATGTTTAAGAAAATATGGAACTATGTTAAAGAACGATCCGACGATTGGAATCAATTGCAAAAAGAATTAAACGACATGGGAGTGTTTACAGTGTATCATCAGTTTGGTGCAACAAGTCATTACATTGACCTCAAGTTAAACACGCACATAAATACTACTGATGATAAACTTAGAACCATTCCAAACGACACTCAACACTCTAAAGAGTGAAGGCAAATACAGAGTCTTTAACGACATTGTTCGAGAGAAAGGACAGTTTCCTGAAGCCATCTGGTACGGACCGTACAACATCAAGAACATTGTTAATTGGTGTAGTAACGATTACCTAGGAATGGGGCAACACAAAGTTGTCATCGATGCAATGCATACCGCCTTGAACCAAACAGGAAGTGGGTCGGGTGGTACACGTAACATTGGCGGTACAAGTCATTACCACGTTGCACTAGAGCACGAGCTGGCATCCTTGCATAGCAATAGTTCAGCGCTCTTATATACAAGTGCATACGTTGCCAATGAGTGGACACTCATAGCATTAAGCAAAATCATTACCAACATTGAGTTCTTAAGCGATTCTTCGAATCATGCCAGTCTGATACAAGGCATAAGACACAGTGGTGCTTCTAAACAGATATGGAAGCACAATGATATGATGGACCTTGAGGAGAAACTAGTTGATACCAATGAAAGGGGAATGATACCATGTATTGTTTTCGAATCTGTGTATAGCATGGAAGGTGATGTATCTCCTATTTCTCAAGTTTGCGATCTTGCAGAAGCGTACAATGCGATGACCTACATTGATGAAGTGCATGCCGTTGGCATGTACGGAAAAACTGGAGCAGGATACTGCGAAATGGTGGGGGAAGATCGAATTGACATAGTCAATGGAACGCTGGGCAAGGCTTATGGAGTACAGGGTGGTTACATTGCTGGGGATAGGACAGTCATAGACACGATCCGAAGTGTAGCTAGTGGATTTATATTTACTACTAGTATGAGCCCTGTGCTATGTGCTGGCGCTTTGGCTTCCATTAAGTACCTCAAAGATCATAATGAACTCAGAATACAACATCAAGAACGTGCAACTAGACTTAAACAAATGTTAGCAGATGTTAACATTGAAGTACACAAGGATAGCTGTACCCATATCGTACCTGTTATGGTAAGGGATGCTGTACTCTGTAAAGAAATGAGCGACATGCTGTTAAACGAGTATGACATTTATATACAAGCAATTGGTTATCCAACAGTTGCACACGGAGAAGAGCGATTGCGTATTGCACCTACTCCGCTACATACTGATGCAATGATGTATAACTTAGTCGAGTCGCTGAGAAAAGTATTTAAACGATACAATTTATAATATAAGGAAATTACATGAAGATTAAGAAAATATTATGGTTCAGCTTAGGCTGTATCTTATTAGGAGTCGCCTTCATTGGTGTCTACCTACCAGGGTTACCTTGGAGCACTCCTGCTGTTGGAGCCGCATATTGTTTTGCTAAGTCAAGCCAACGTATGCACGATTGGATTATGAATCACAAGTTGTTTGGACCATTCCTAACAGGCTGGGCAGAGAAGCGAGTCTTCCCTACCAAGTTCAAATACTTTATGCTTGTAACAATGAGTTCAAGTGTAGCAGTACTTTGGTTTACTACAGGTAATCCTAAGGCTGCACTATGGAGCGGCGGGTTTATGGCCCTGTGTGCTATATGGGCTTGGAGATTTCCAGGGTCGCATGAAGAACATGCTAAACGTGTTAAGCTAGGTAAAAAGATTGCTTGGCTGAAGTAACTTACTTTAAGTAAGCATTCCAAGAAGGGTGAGCAATTTGCATGTCAAGTTGCTTACGCTTATTAACTAAGTCGTAATAACTAGGCGCATATGGAGTTTTAATAGGCTTCATATGCGTTTTGTCACCTTTGCGGTTGTTACATGGACCACACGCCGCTACAATGTTTGTCCAATTAGTTTTACCACCTAAAGACAAAGGTATTACATGATCTAATGTTAAGTTTGACTTTGTGTAAGGTGTGTTACAATACTGACAAGTGTAAATGTCACGTATATAAAGATTAGCTTTAGAGAACCGCGGCTGTCTGCGTTGTCGTTGATATTTCTTTAGCATCATTACTGCCGGAACCTTAGTTTCCCAAGTTTCACTGCGTACCATCCAATCGTCATACCAATCAAGTACATGAACTTTGTCAAGCCATAGATATGTAATTGCGTCTGTCCAATGTATTGCACTTAATGGAAGGTAACTGACTGGTTGTGCATCGTTGTTAAGTAATAATACTTGACTCACTTAGATTGATTCCTTTTCCTTTGGTTGAAAACGTTGAAAGTCTTTACCGCTTGCTATAATACAACCTGTTCCGTCAGCAAAGATACCAATCAAAGTAAACTTCCGGCTTTCTATATTAAGAGTAATTACTAAATCAATTGTGTGTATAGTTTTGGTTCTAGCATCTTGTATAACTGCTTTGCCCATTGCTACTCCCTCTTCGCCATGTTTTTCTTTAACAATGTCAAATGGTAATTGGGTGTCTGAGTTACATGTTAGTTGTGAGAGAAATATTCTCGGTTCTGCGGCGACTGTAGATGCGGCGAGCATAAACAATGCGGCTATTATGATAACTTTCTTCATTAAGTCTTCCTTAAAAGTTAGAAGAAGCGGTCAACCATTTGCTTGGAACTAAGCTGTAATGCATGTTGCCATTGTGCTTCTCCCTCATATTCAAACATTATACTGTCTGTAGGTGATAATGTCAACCACCCTTGGTGCTTACTAAACGGAGGATTACCAGTAACTTCTGCATGTAGCTGGCCTGGTGCCCATCCGCATACTCCGCTTACCATTCTCCACTCTGCAGGCGTGTTGCCCATTGCCATCTTCTCAAGCATAAAGTCGTCACTTGTTACATTATAATTGCCTGCTGGCGATGTGTTTGAACTATACCATTCTGCTGTGTGCAACATACTAACAGCCTGTTCTTGTATTGGTCCACCCCGGTATATTTGTTGATTGGATGTAATAGAAAATCCTTTGTTAGCAAAGACATTGCTAACTGAAAACTGACTAGGGCGGTTTATTATAACACCTTGTGATCCGTTTTCAGAATCATCACAAATGTAGATAACAGAGTGCTTAAAGAAATGCGAATTTAGTTTAGGATGTGCAACTAATAGTCGCCCTGTATAATTCATTAGCCTGTCTTAGTTGGACTAACTGGTCCGCCATATTTTTCTGACTTTTTCTTACCGTCTACCCTTTTTCTGGTCTTGCCAATCTTTTGGGTTTTCTTAGTCTTTCTAGCTCGGTAGCCTTGTGCTTTACAAGAAGATAAAGCACTTGACCCTATTGCTGTGTCAGGTTTAGATCCGGTGCAAAGCTCTTTAGTAGCTTTCCACTCTGCAATGTCATCATCAGTTTCTAATATGTTATCTACTTTCATAAAAGTATTTATCACCGATACCTGTCAGCTGGGTTGCTTGCGGCCTTATCCTCAGCACCTTTGTATAGTCTGAATGTTAAAGCGTTGCGTGGTCCAGCTGTCGTATTAATAGCGACTGTTCCTGACTTCTCGTGAAATTCTATCTTAGTAATCTGTGCATGTTCATTATTCTGGCCTACAAGTATAGTTTGACCTAGCTCTAGGTTAAGGTTAAGTTGCTTTAATGACATTGGAAAGTTCTCCTGTTTTGAAATCAGACAGTACGCAAACCGCCCGTACAAATATTTATCCAGCAGAAAATGATTGACATATGTTCCAAGTGGCATTATACTGTAAAAGTAAGTAATAAAAATTAGATAGAAAGTAGGTAGATTATGACATTTTATTTGACTATGTTGGGCGCGGCTTTAGTTATTAATACTGCGTTCGTTATCGTTACTGGTCATCCCTTTTTGGTTACTATAGGATAATACACATGATAAAAAACAACACTATTGTTATTTTATTGTTGTTAAGTCTAACAGGTTGTGCTGGCACTGCTACGCTTCCTGAATGGGCTGGTAGTACAACAATCAATGATTACGGCTATAAGCCACATGATCCATGTTTTAGGTGCGGTGAAAGTTGGATCTTCCTTCCTAATCCTCCGCAACACTCAGGAGTTCAGCAATGATTAAACTACTAGTTGTAATACTAATGACGCTTGCATATACTGATATGGTAAATGCAAGCGAACCTAAAAGCAACACATACATGTGCTACACTGCTGTAACTGTTGTTAATGAAATGCACACGTCAGCAGTATCATATGCCCCAAATTGGTATCACGACATGCTTGTTGAGTACGACGGCCAATGGGACAAGGAACAACTACTAAGCACCTATGGCAATTTTAAGGACGAAGATAGTCTAATGATGATGTTAGCCTATCAATTTTGTCCAATTACTTGGAAATAATGTAAAATGAAAGTTAGCGCAGATCGTCGAATTCGAGATAAAAACATTAATCGATTTGAATTAATTGATGAAACTGGTAGAGTTATAGTTAAGTATGACGTGAGTGTTGAGCTAAACTATCAAGACGATGGAAAGACACTTAAAGTATTTCTAAGGGACAAAAAACTTAGGGGACATCATGAAAGTTAAAATAGGCAATTTCCCTTATAGACTTGTATGTAATATACATGCCAATCATATGAATAAAAAGTATGAAGGACATTCATACAATAACCATACACATGAAGACCATGTACTAGAAGTTATCGAAGAAGCAGTACAAAGCGTGTACAATGTGCTTAACTGGCTGTGGCTAGACAGACGTACACAAAAAATTAAGGTGCGCATTGACAAGTGGGACACTTGGAGTATGGACTCTACTCTTGCTCCTATCATCCTACCTATGCTTGTACAGTTACAAGAAACTAAACATGGTGCTCCAATAGTAGAGATGTTAGATGTACCTAAAGAACTTCGTGCTACTAAAAAAGATATGAAACAGTGTGCCAAAGATGGATCAACTGATGACAAGTTCTTTGAGCGTTGGGATTGGATCATGGGCGAAATGATTTGGGCGTTCGAACAAAAGTGTCGTGATGATTGGCAAGGTGACTATTACGAGTATAGAGAACTAGGCCCGGAAGAAGACAAGGGCGACAATCTTTTTGGATTAAAACTTGTATGGGAAGACCGTGAAGGTGCAGAAACACACCAAGAACGCATGACAAATGGTTTTAAATTGTTTGGCAAGTACTACGAGAACTTGTGGGATTAAATTAGGGGTTGACAATAGCTAGATCTATTGCTATACTGTATATAAGATAACAAAGCAGGGCAAAGCATATGGGACCATGGAACGAAGAAAAACAACTAGAGCGCAAAGCAAATGTACTTGCTATACTTCAGCGAGATGATCTTAGCGCATGGGCTAGAAACTACTGGGGCGTAGTATTTGATACTATTGCTACAACAGAACAGCGGTACGTTGCTAGACGTGAAGGTGACATACTAATTACTAACATGAACACAACTCCAAAAGGATATGATTATGAGTAAGACAGGTAACTGGTTTTTTTCGATGCAGGAAGATGCATACTATATGACGTTGACTGAGTTCAATAAAACCTACGGAGAATCTAATGCTGAAGTTTGGCACGAAGTCCAGCTAGAAGCAGAAGCCGAAGGGTTGGTAGAAGTTATGGAGATGGACGACGGTGCCTAAGCCTTCACAAAAATACATGAAGCCTTCGTTTGAATATAACAAGAGCATATTCGAAGGCCTCATATGGAGCGAGCCTAATTCAAAAGGCACAGGCACTTATGCTGTCACGCTACATCCTAAAGGGTTTGATTGCGACTGTCCAGGCTTTATGTTTAGAGGCAAATGTAAACACACTCAACTCGTTAACAACAAAGTCGAACGGGCTATCAACAATGAAATGCCCAAGTACTATACTTTGTGAAACATAAGCTAACGGACGAACAGAAAGAAGAGGATCGCAGGACTAGGATTCAGCATCCTCATATAATTAAGTCTAAGGCGCATTGGGATTGGGAATCAGGATACGGTGATATGGAAACACCAATAGTAATACCTAAGCCTGTTCGTCATACGAAAAAGATTGCAGTGGTTGTTATCGCAATAGTTGCATTAGTAATTTGGATATGAAAAATGAACAAACAAATACAAGTGAAAGTAAAGCTATGGCACTAACACCCACATCGTGGTTTCCAACAGTCATTTATGCAGGACTAAATGAAAACGTTGATTGTAAGTTTCTTAAAGAAACTGCATTATATTGGCAATCTCTAGAGCCTGCACCAACATATGGTCAGAATAGTAATGACGGTGGATGGCATAGTAGAAGTATTGAAATTATTGATGCTGTTGAAGATAAACTCAAAGATGGCATAGTAGCTTTTAAAAACGAGCTCGATAATGTTATTGAAGAAGTAAGAAAAGAAATGGAATTTCCAGAATTAGAATTTCAAAATTTTTGGATTAATGTAAACGGCTATGGTTCGTCACACAAATTTCATAATCATCTAGGATCACTACTATCTGGAGTGTTTTATATTGATATTCCAAATGATAATACTAGTAACATAGAATTCCAAAGGAATGATGATGCCGAATATTATATTCCACCAAATTTAAAAAGTTATAATCGTATAACATGTATAGAAGCAACATATAAACCTCAGACTGGATTAATGCTTGTATTTCCTAGCTGGACTAGACACGGAGTTACAACAAATAAAGGCAATGGAAATAGAATTGCAGTATCCTTCAATTATGGAGTTGTTACAGGTTGACTAATCTGTAATAGTACGCTATACTGTGTATAGTTAGAGAAAGAACGAGTAATGAATCCTAAGTTGTATGAATCGAAGTATCCTGCGTGTGTCGGATTGTCTTGGCAAGGTGGCACTTGGTTTACTGCACGATATCGCAACGAAGTATGGACTGATATGAAAGCTCGACCATGGCCATTACATTTACGATTCCTACCAACTAATTGGGTATCGTGGGATGATGACGGTGCCCGTTTAAAATTATTACATAAGGAGAGAATTAAATAATGGCTAGACCAGAAACTACAGACGAAGACAAACAAATGATGGCTGAGTGGCTTGCTAAAGGCAACGAAATTGAAGTATGTCCTCCGGGCATGCGATCTGATCCTGAGAACATTGGTTACTCATGGGGCAAGAAGAAGAAAGTTGCTGAGCCAGTAGTTACCCCAAAAGAAGTTGACAAACCCACTGAATGAATGTATACTGTATAAACAGTTAACAGGAGGATATTATGATTAAGTCAATACTACTATTAATGGCCGGTGCCGCAGGTGCGTATCTTTACATGAACCCAGGTGATGTTAGCGGATTAGCTGACATGGGAGCCGTTGGGCTTGATGTTGCTAAAGACAGCATTAACAAAGGTGCAGTAATTGTTCAACAGGTAACTAAATGATCGATATCAGATATGTTGTTCCAGGAGAGTCCTACGCTTGCAAGTTTAAAGTTGAAACTATGCTAGACGTAGCCGGTCATCCTGTTCAGTTAAACGTAGGCGAACAAGCATACGGGCCAGGCATGTATGAAGGCTTTGGCTTAATAGTCAAGCGTGATATGAACACTGAGATGGTCGAACTAACGGACAGAAAGAGCGGAAAGAACTTCTTTGTTCCGTTCGATCAACTTTCGGATATTGATATTGTACATTGGGTTGAAACAGAGGATGACGGACGATGATTGATTCTATTTTAGTATGGTTTGTTGTGTTCTATGCATTTGGTACAGCATTTGGTCTTTGGTTTGGTTACAACAAGGGTATTATAGTTGCTACCGAAGGAGTCGTTGATAATCTAATTGATGGTGGGTATTTAAAGACCCGTGGTCCATCATCTAATCTAGAAATACTTAAACATGACGAAGAATAAGATTACTCCCCAAATGCAAGGGCTACATGCATTGCTAGAAACAAAGCTCGCAGAACTCAAAGAGATGCAAGCAAACAATGTCAAGTACCAGCGGCAGCAAGGTACTAAAGAAGACATCTATCGAATCAAGCGAGAACTAAAACAATTAGAGAACTCATTATGAAAAATGAACCTATTACCCAATATTCGGGGCCAGGCCAGTCTAACTTTAAACTGTTCTGTATGGACAAGTGGTTTGAACACAAAGACGAGATCTTTCAATGGACAGGCCGTAATACTCCTGAGTATGACTCAACCTACTACTTTAAAAAGCATCGCTGGTTGTTAAAATCCTTGTACAAAGAAAGCGGTGGCACTGTATCTCCTAAGAGATAAAATTAACTCCTTTTATTAACCAAACGGTCCCTTTAGAGGTTGACCGTTTTTCTGTTGTGTAGTATAATAGTACAATAAGTTAATTGAAGAGGGCAAGACAATGGAATTACTCGCACAGAAAGCACTTGTATTTGCTACAGCGGCTCATGCGGCTGTTGGTCAGATGCGCAAGTACACCGACGACCCATACATTGTACACCCTATTCGTGTTGCTAACATTGTAGACAAGTTTGGTGGCACTGACGAGATGATTGCGGCCGCTTACTTGCACGATGTTGTTGAAGACACTGGTGTAAGCATTGCTGACATACAAGATATGTTTGGTCTAGATGTTGCAATTATCGTTGATGGTCTTACTGATATTAGTGTGCCAGAAGACGGCAATCGTGCATTACGTAAAGCAATGGATAGACAGCATAGTGCAGAGGCAACACGCGAAGCTCAGTTTGTTAAGTGTGCTGACATCATAGACAATGCTCATGATATTGGTAGCAATGACCCTAGCTTCAATGTAGTGTACCGCAAAGAAATGCTGTTGCTTATTCAAGTGTTGGACAAAGTCAACGGCACTGCTATACACAAGGCCGCACAATCGTTGTTACTTACTATTGAAGCAACAGGCCAATGAAGAGCACACGAAGACCCCAAGCTCCTAAAGTAAGGAGTTGGACAGCTCGGGCGGTAAGGGATCCTAACGGCCCTTATCGTCCTGTTGCAATCAAAAACAAGACCAAGAATAAACGTCCCAAGCACTCTAAGATTAACTATGATCTAGAATAAGTACTTGTGTGAGGAGACTATTATGGTTGATTTTGAACGTGCAGGCACAACTAGTATTATTCATGTAGATGAGATTTACGAATGCATGGCTTGCAACAAAATGTACACAGAGCAAGAGATGTATGTACACGAAGGTGTATGCCCTAAGATCCCAGAGTATCTCGAATGGCTTAAAACACAAGAACTTGACAACACTGTGTAATGACAGTATACTATACACTAACAAAGGAAAATAATTATGACCCGCAAAGTAGATCCCCCATACTATGAGCTAGACGTTGAAACACGTGATATGCTAGAAAGCGCACTGAATGTACTGGGCGGAGTTGCCGACCTACAAATGGACGACGACAGCCGTGAGGACATGTACGCACTAGGTGATGAACTAGCCACACGCTTTGGAGTTGCTAGTATACGTGTTGATGCAACAGAAGGCGTTGACGCAGATGGCAATGACGTTGTTGTACTCACATACAACAAACTAACCACTCCTCCCAAACTTACTATAGTAAGCAATAACGATGAAGTTCCCGAGACCACATGAGACTAAAATGAAAACACCAACTTACATGGATTACTCATCCACAACACCAGTAGACCACCGTGTCGCTCAGAAAATGGCAGAGTGCCTAACACTAGAAGGCACATTTGGAAACCCTGCATCACGTTCACATTATTATGGATGGCAGGCTGAAGCCGCAGTAGAAAAAGCACGTTCGCAAGTAGCAGAGTTAGTAGGTGCAGACCCTAGAGAAATCGTATGGACTAGTGGCGCAACTGAATCAAACAACCTAGCACTTAAAGGTATTGCACATTTCTATGAAAAACGTGGCAAGCATATCATTACATTGAAGACAGAGCACAAGGCAATATTAGATAGTTGTCGACAACTTGAACGAGAAGGGTTTGAAGTTACGTATATGAATCCATTACCAAGTGGACTGTTAGACATTGAAGAGTTCAAAGCTACAATAAGAGAAGATACTATTCTAGCCTCGTTCATGCACGTTAATAATGAGATTGGTGTTATACAAGACCTACAAGCAATTGGTGATATTTGCAGAGCAAACAAAACATTCTTTCATGTTGATGCTGTACAAGCAGTTGGTAAAATACCAATTAACCTAGCAGAACTTCCAGTTGACTTAATGAGTTTCTCAGCACATAAGATTTATGGTCCAAAAGGTATGGGCGCTCTTTATGTATCACGCAAGCCTCGAGTTAGACTTGAAGCACAAATGCATGGCGGCGGTCATGAAAGAGGTATGCGTTCAGGCACACTAGCAACACACCAAATTGTTGGCATAGGCGAAGCGTTTGCTATTGCACAAGAAATGATGGCATCGGAAGAAGTTA